TGAGATACCAGCAGGTGCTTTTGCACAGCAACAGGTTCTTGAAGGAGAGTTGCGTTTAGGCTCTCGTTATCCTGAATCTCGTACAGGTAACATTGATGCTTCAATCGTTACAGGTCGTGGTGTTCAAGCCCTTATGGGTGGATTCGATACACAAATTAAAACAGCACACGCAATGTTTGCTCGTGCATTTGTCGAGTTGATGAGCCTTGCTCTCAAAGTTGACGAGATGGTATTTAAAAATGACGAGAAAAACCTACGCGGCACTCGCAATGGAACTCCATATAACATTAAATACAAGCCATCTAAAGACATTGATGGTGATTACACCGTAGATGTCCAATATGGTTTGATGGCAGGACTTGACCCTAACCGCGCTTTGGTATTTGGTCTACAGGCTCGTGGAGATAAGTTGATTTCACGCGACTTCTTACGCCGTCAGATGCCTTTTTCTTTCAATGCAACACAAGAAGAAGAAAAAGTTGACACAGAAGAACTGCGCGATGCGATGAAGCAAGCGATTGCTTCTTATGCTCAGGCTATTCCAGCACTTGCTTCTCAAGGTCAGGACCCATCTGACATTCTTTACAAACTTTCAGCAGTCATTGATGCACGCCAGAAGGGAACCTCTATTGAGGTTGCGGTTTCTGATGCGTTTAAACCACAGAATCCCCCACCTGGTGCGATGACCCCTGAGGGTGTGGTAAGTCCCGACATGCTTGGGCAGCCAGGTGCGGTCCCGCCAGGTGAGGGGCAACTTCCAATGGGCATGAGTGCAACTGGTCGCATGCAAGGCGTAGCACCTGGACAAATTATGCCAGGTGGTCGTCCAGATATTCAATCTCTTTTAGCAGGATTAACACAGGGAGGCGAACCTAATTTACAGGCTTCTCTGCAACGCCGAGTACCAGTATAAAGGGGGTGAAAAAATGAAGAAAGCAACAGCAAAGAAGCCAGCAGGCAAGAAGCCAGCGAACCAAGGTTCAGCAGGTAAGCCTAACTACCAGAAGCCTATGAAATCATCTGTTAAGAAGATGTCTAATAAGTCAGGTATGTTGTACACAACAAAGCAACCAAGTGGCACACGCGGGTCAGGTAAGTAATTCTTAATCCTGAGCATGATTTAAAACTGCTCAACTAATTTTAAAAGACTGAACTTAATTGTGAGGGAACTATGGCACTGCCAAAAGACAAAAACTTTGAGGTATCCGCAACAGGCGGAGCGGGAACTAATGGTCAACCAGCACGCTATGCAGCAGGCATAGACGGAGCACAGGATTTCTATGACCTGCAAACTGCAGCACAACTAAGTGGCTCGAACCCTGCCTTCTCTAACATTCCTTCACCATCGGGTCAACGACCATTTCGAGGCGATAGCGCAACACCGCTTGTACCACTAACATCAGGAACTCAACGCCCTGATGAAGATGTACGCACTGGTGCAACTATAGCACAAGACACAATGTATGCAACAGATTCAATGGCAAACTCAGAAGATGCAGACCGTATGCGTGCGGCATTACCGTACCTTTCTACGCTTGCAGAGTTACCACAAACATCAAATTCTTTCCGTAACTATGTACGATACCTAAAGAGTGTACTTTGAGTTGGACTGATACCGTTGGCAATTTTGCCAAAAAACTTCAAGGTAACGGATTTGCCAACGACATAGGCTTACCGACTTTATTGTTCGACCTTGCTTCTGTGTCATCTAATGACAAGAATTGGGTGGGCGATGCTTTTAACATTGCTGGCGATACATTTCGTACTAGCGTATTAGGATTATCTTTCCCAATTCGTAAAACAGCAGGCTTTGCAATTCAAAAAGGTTTGCTTCCAGCAGCACAAGTATCTTACGAAACTGGTGGTCGTTACCTTCGTGAGCCATTATCTGCAGCGCTAACAACTGTTGCAACAGGTGATGTAAAAAAGTCATGGGAAAACCGTGATGAGATTTCTCCAGGACAAGCACTTGCTTATTTGCAATCAAAGTTTCCTATAAGTGGAAATATGGTTATGGGATTTGATGAAGGTTTTGACATCTTCAATCCTAATGACCGAAAAGATTTTGAAACAGACTGGTCGCTACGCACTATTACTGGTGCTTACGATACATTCTTTACAACAGTAACTGACCCACTAGGAAAGATTGGCAAGGCTGCAGGTCTTGCTCGTAAGGCTTATGTAACTCGACCAGTAGGTGCAGTTGATGCTAATGCTTCATCTTTGGCTCGTGACTTCTTCATGCCAAAGAGCATCCGTAAGACAACTATTATTTCTCCAAAAGCACTTGCAGATAACATTAACGCAGGGCGTGAAGAAGGCGGAGAACTTTACAATACGCTTTCATGGATGGCTAAAAGCGACCAAGTTGCAATACGCAGTCACCCAATGATTGAAGCATCTAACGATGCAGATACATTGTCATATCTACTTGGTGAGGCAAAAACTGTAGATGATGTAGCAGATACCCTTATGGCTACAGTTTTTAAAGACAAAAATTCTATGGGTAATCTTGTTGCTAAGCGCAAGGATTTAGCATTTGTTATGGATAAAATCAAAGATACATCCATGACTGAAATAAATATGTTGGATAATATTCCAACCAACGGCATTGTTGATGACATCAATAAGTTAGATGCAGCAGAGGCTTTGGTTCAATCACTTGATGAGGATGTTTACTTCCGTTATCTAACTACCCTTAATGACAGGGGTGCTGATTTAACTAAGCGTACATTTGGTGCATCACCATTTGAGAAGATGGCAATTAACCGCGCTGAACGCCGTGCTGCTCGTGTCCGTGGCAAAGCAGATGATATAGATACACCAACAAACTTTCCTACAGTAGGTTACTTTCAACCAACCAAGTATCACCCACTCGTTGCGGTTGTTAACTTTGGTGTGACAAAGGTGGGCGATGCTTTCCAGGAAAAACCAGCAGGATATATCAACCTTAATGATTCTGATTCGTATAACGAAATTGCGGCATTTGGCAATCTTCTTCGCCGTGTTGTTGGAGAAGAAGCAAACCCAATCATTGCAAGACATTTAAACGATTACATCCAGTCAGGCGGTACTCCTGAACTTCGTGCTCGTGTAGTTGAGTCATTTGAAGATTTAGCAATTACTTCTATAAACCGCAAACTTGGTGTCTCTGATGAAGCAGGTGCACAGATTTGGGGCGCATACAAGTCTCGCCGTGAGACTGCACGCTCTATGATTCGTGACCGCAAGTTCTTAATGACTAACGATGATGTCATCCTTAAGATTCCGTACCTAGAGCGCCAAGGTGCCAACGCACTACCAATGGTTGACCTTGAGAATTACGAGCGCGTTCTTACAAAGAATAAGGGCTTGTTGACTGCTCTTGAAGGTGGCTTCAATGTAGTAGACCCAGACTCATTCCGTTACACCACAGCCATCTTGAATGATATGTGGAAGGCTTCTGTTCTTCTTCGCCTTGGTTACACAGTGCGAAATGTGTCAGAAGCAAGTCTTTCTATTATGGCTAAGGGCTACGGCTTGATGGCTCTAGGTGACTTGAACCGCGAAGGTTTTGATGCATGGTACACAAACCGTGTCCGCGATGTTGAGCGAATCACAGACCGCCGCCTTGTAGCACAGGGACAGCGTGAAGATTCAGTTCTATTGCGCCGTTTGTTTGCTGAGAAGCAGTACGAGTTTGGTGCTGCTGACCGCATGTACAACGAACTGCTTGCTTATCTTCCAGCAGCAGAGCGTGCGTACATGAACGGCAAGTTGGACGAGGGACAACTCAAGGAAATCATTGATGTGTTCCAGTACGCAACTGGTGAGTATCTCTATCACGGAACACCTACTGCAATGAATGGACTTGACAGCACTCGTCCACTAGCAATGAGCATGTCTCAGGACATTGCTAATCGCTATGCCGATGCTGCTATGCCACAGATTTCAGCCTCTGAAATTTACAAGCGCAAGACTGGTCGCGCATACACAATGCCAAAGAACCTTCGCAATCGTGAAGGCGAACTTGTCAAAGAAGGTAAAATAAAGAAGCCTTCACTTTCTATGGAAACTATCGCAGCAGACATGCGCGATGGCTTTATCAATAGCACTGACAATGGCAATCAGGTAGAACTTCTAAACCCTCAGAGTGGTGAATGGCGTTCTATCAACCCATACAATGTTTCACAGAAGATGCTTGTTGAAGGCACATTCCGTATCCGTAAGCCTGGAAACCAAGGTGCAACCCTTGGCAACAAGGTATATGGACTTCCTGTTGATGTGCGCTTGTTTAACGGCAACCGTACTCAACTAGGGCTAAAAGATTACCCAGAACTACAGAAGATTCTTGGTGTAGGCGAGACTGCTGGTTGGAAAACTCGTGCAGCATGGGAAGGCAAAGAGGATGCAATCCTTGGCTGGATGCGTGCTAACGGCGTTGGCAAGTTAACTTTGCCTGACACAAAGGCTAATGGCGGCGCAACAGTACTTGTTGACCCTGACATGGTTGAAGCCTTTGGACAACAACCATCTGTCCGTCTTGCTGAGCAGCGTTTAGATGCAATCAAGAAGCAGCAGCAGTTGCTTTCTGAGGAATCTCGTGTTGCTAAACTTATTGAAGATACCATTGCAAATGGTGGAGCAACAGTTTCATTTACTGGAGATGTACCTACATCAGGTTACTCTGTTGCAGTTCGTGGCGCTACACATACATTCTCAGTTGATGAAGCACGCAACAACCCTAAGGCATGGATTGATTCTGTTGCTGCACACTTCGAGAAGAACCTTGAGAAGTTTGGACAAGCAGACCACTTTGGCACTTGGGTAGAAGATATTGACGGCGTGCCACATATTTGGGCTGAGCCTACAAATGTTATTGTAGATAAAGTAAAGGCTGCTAGACTAGGACTTGACAGAAACCAAAAGAGTGTTGCCGACCTTGCCGCAATTAAAAGAAAAGACTGGGATAATGCTACTATTAACACACAAGGTACAGGAGATGTAGATGCCACAGCAGAGTTTGCATTGGGTCAAGGCACCAAAGCCAGTGCAGGAAATGTCCCAAGAGGAGCGCAAGGCGTTCGCCGAGTTATTGGCACAGAGGGCTTTGGAAAACGCATTAGCGAACTCGAAGCCATCCTCAGTACAAGAAAGTATCCAACAGACGGGCTTGTAGCCCTTGTTCGTGAGTTTGCCGATGGGCAGGCTGCAGCAAAGCGTGACATGAATGGTCTGCTAACTAGACTAGATGCACGCCTTGTTGAAGAAGGAAAGATGGCAGCACCTCGTGCTATTCAGGGCACAGGTCGCCGCCAAGAAACTTTATTTGACGGAACAGTTGTTGAGATTGATGATGCCTACCGTGGCGAACTAGGAAATATTCTCTTATCTCGTACAGATAGCGCAGAGTCTTACCGCCGATTCGTAGACCATCCATCACAGTTGTTTGCTGCTGAGCATACAAACTTCACTGAGGCTCGTCTTACACCTAAGATGCCTGAGTACTACACAGGTTATGCGAATCAACTTAACACATTCTTCCGCTCACCTGATGGTCGCATTGACCCAATGATTGAAATGTTCCTTAATGGAATGAAGCCAGAGCAGGCTGTTGCATGGTTGCGTAAGCCAGAGAACATTGCCTATGCTCGCAAGTTCAACATTGATGTACCTGGTATCAAGGTAATGTCAGAGCGTTTAAATGTATCTATGGATGCAGAAGATTTTGTTGGCGAACTTTATAGCGCATATAACCGCTACCTTCCAGACCGCCAAGTACAGGAAGCCTTCCGTAATGGTGAAGCAACTGAGCAATTTTTGCGTACACACTTTATGGATAACCCAGATATGCCAGACATTATTGGTCGTATCGTGCCTACAAGCCCAGAAGCGGCTAACTGGCGTGAGGGTATGAGTAAGGTTGTAGAGCGTGCGTTCCACTTTCTTGGCTCATTGCCTGAAACAACAGTGGCTCGTCACCCACTAGCCCGTCAAATTTATCGCTCTGAGTATAAGAACCGTTTAAACATTGCTCTTGCTACAAAGCGTTTAAACGAAGGCGATGCCGCTGAACTTACTGTTGATGAGATTAACAACCTACGCATGCAGGTTATTGAGGCTACACGCAAGGAAGTTAACAGCACACTATTTACTATTATTCGTAAGTCATACGCAGGCGAAAAGATGCGTTTCATTATGCCGTTCTTTAACGCATGGGAAAACACTATTCGCCGTTGGTATGGACTTACTAAGGATAATCCAGCAGTTGCAGCCCGTGCAGGACAGGTTATTTCTTCTCTGCGTAACCAGCCAAATGTGGTTGATGAAGATGGAAACCCAACTACTGAGTTTAGTTATGACAACAAGATTGTCCTACCTATGCCAGAAGGTGCAATTCAGGCAGTTAGCCTTATCCCAGGTTGGGGTAAAGGAATGGCAGAGGCACTGCGTTCATCAGGAACACAAATGTCTATTCCAGTACGAAGCCTTGACATCTTGTTCCAAGGTGAAGCGATTGCAGGATTTGGTCCTATTGTAACTATTCCAGTTAATGAACTGGTTAAGATGAAGCCAGACCTAGAAGATTTGGTTACATCAACAGTTCTTCCTGTGCTTCCATTTGGTCCACAAGAGAGTTCTTTACGCCAGTTGTTCCCACCTGCAGCGCAAAAACTTATCTCTCTCAAGGGTCAAGATGAAGCGTGGAGCCGTACATTTAATACTGTTTACCGCTATGAGTTAATTCGTTTTAACCTTGGCGAGCGCAATACACTTCCTGAACTGGGTGAAATTAAAACATTAGCAGATAACATGTACCGAGTTAAGATGCTTTCTAACTTGGTAATGCCATTTGCTGCACAGTACGACTCACCATTGAGTTTCTACACACAGCAGTTCCGCCGTTTACAGCAAGTATACGGACAGGATGCAGAGTCTTTATTCCTTGAGATGTACCCTGAAATGGGCGCTGCTTTGGTTAGTTCTTCATACAACCCAACTGGTGCTAACGCATCACAGGCTGCATTTAAGAACATCCAAAAGTACAGCGGTTTGATTGGCAAGATTGGTCAGACTACACCTGAGATGATTGGCTTCTTGGTCAATGACCCTGATGGCAAGTATGACTTCTCAGAGGCGGTCTATGCATGGCAGTATGGCAATGCCCCTGTTCCTGGTTCTACAGAGAACTACCGTGGTCGCCGTAACCCAGCAGACTTGAAAAAGGATGCCAATGTCAAGATGGGTTGGATTGAGTTCCGCAAGAACATGAACCTTCTTGACTCACAACTATTTGCACAAGGCTATAACTCTTACAATGAATCAGGTGCTGAGGAGTTACAGACTCTTAAGCAGATGATGGTTGCTGACATGACTAACCGTAACAAAGATTGGGCTGCAGATTACTACAGTGTAGACCGTGGCAAGTGGGTATATCGCATGGAGTCTATGCGTACCATGCTAAGCGACCCTACATGGATGAAAGAAAATAGCCAACGCCCTGTTGTTCAGGCTATGGGTGTTTATCTAAATCTACGCACACAAGTCGCACGAGAGTTAGCAAGCCGTAAAGCATACGGAATGTCATCAACTCTTGCAGCAAAAGACAATGCAGACCTTGATGGTTTGTGGAATCAGACAATCGCTCAACTACTTCAAGGCTCACCTGAGTTTGAAGATTTCTATAACCGCTTCTTGCAAAATGACCCTGTGACATTGGGATAGGACTATGGACGAAAAAGTAATATATCAGATACTTAAAGATGAAAATCCTAATTGGTCAGAGACTAAACTTCGTAATACCGCAAAACAAGTTATTGACAACCCTCAAATACTTGAAGGTGGCTTGGCTGGTGGATTGATTACTCGCGCTGCTGCCACAAAATTAGGGAAGTATATTGCTAGTACTTCAGTAGGACAGGGAGTAGCACAGGGTGCAAAGGCTATTACTGGTCTTGCTAAAACAGCAAAGAAGCCAACAAAGAAACAAGCACTTCTTGGTGGGGCAGCACTTGGTGTTGGTGGATTAGCATTTAGCGGTGGCGGAGAATCAGGTACACCTGATGTAACAGCCCAAGCAAATGCAGACTTAATGTTCCAAGCAGCGCAATATGAGGCTGCAGGTGGAGACATTAACGCCCTTGCACAGACTGCTGCTGGGCAACAACTTTTTAAGAACCCAAACTTTAACCTTGGCGCAATACTTAACAGTGGAAATGTATACACTGGAACTGCTGGTGTTTATACAGGAAAACCTGTAAAAATTGGTAAGTATGAAGGCTCACGCTTTGTAAGCACTACTACAGATTCTGTTTCACTAACAGACTGGAAGAATCAGTTTCCTATTGCAGACCCAAAGGCTTTGGCTCAATGGAAGGCAACACTTGTATCTGCTGGTGTAGTTAGCGCAAGCGCGGGCTTGGCTGAACTTAAACAACAGTGGGAAGCATGGGGACAGGCATCACAAGATGCTGGTCGTCAAGGACAGAAGTTAAGTCCTTATCAACTACTTGACATCCAACGCGGACTATGGGGCGGTGGCGGTAAGGATTACGAGACAACATACTCAGTTAACCTACTTAAGCCAGAGAATGTTAAGTCTGTATACAAGGCTGCAAGAGAACAAGAAGCAGGTCGTATCGTAGGAGATGAGCAGGCTGCAGCATTTGCTGAGCGTGTTAAGGCTCGCCAGATGGCAACACCTACAAAGACTGAGTATAAGAAAATTAAAGGAAAAATGGTTCCTGTTACTACACCAGGTTACGGTGAAGCAGAGGCTACTGCTGCAGCATTAGAACTTGCTAAGAAAGACCCACTATACGCAGAATTCCAAACAGCAAATGTATTTGGTAACGCACTTGAGAAAGCATTGGGGGTTAGACCATAATGGCAGATACAACAACCCTAACTGGCATTGCCGCAGCAAGTGCTGCAGACCCATTCAATGTTAGCAAGGCTGACAAGTCAATTCCAAGCATGACAACTTGGATTGTTAATTTACTTAAGAATGTTCCTGAACTTAGAAATATCTATGATTCAGTAAAGAATCCAGATGGTAGTTTTAATACAACGGTTGATGCCATTGTAGATATGATTACCAGCAGTTCTTGGTACCTGGATAATGGACCAACTGTTGCTGCTAATGTTGCTGCACGCTACAAGTTTGGTGAGAAGTACTATAGCCAAAAGGTCAACCAGTACAAGATTACTATTTCTGGTCTTGCTACAGCCATCGGCTTAGATGTTAATGACCCGACTGTTGCCGATTACCTAGAAGGCTTAGCAGAGACATCATTCCTCAATGGTTGGGATGAGGACTACATTGAGAACACAATCATTGGTAATGCCGATATTGTTAACAAAATTAGTGGTGGTGCTTACGAGAAGTCAGTACAAGACTTGGCTGAGTATGGACAACTTATGGGCTTTACCTTAAGCGATACAACTAGAAAAGATTACCAGCGCCGTCTTATTGGCGAAGTAACCGAAGGTGGACTTCGCTCTCGTTCTACACCAGACCAGATTAAAAAAGAGATTCGTGATAAGCAGGCTTTGCTTTATCCAATGTTTGCTGATGACTTTGCAGTAGGTCGTACCCTTTGGGATGTAACAGCATCACAGCGTAAGAAGTGGGCTGACCTATTGGAACTTAATGAGGATGACCTTGACTGGAATGACCCACTATGGAAAGACGGAAAAATCTTTACTATGGTTGATGAAAAAACTGGCAAGGTTGTTGCTCGTCCATCATGGGATGCTGAGAAACTTATCAAGGCAGATGAGCGTTGGCAGTACACAGAAAATGCTACAAAGACCTATGACAAGTGGGGAACTGGCATACTTACTAAATTTGGAATGGCGGCTATCTAATGGCTAGAATGAATCCAGATGCAATGCAACTAGATGATAGTGCCACTGGCACTCGGCGCGTTCCTGTTGCTCCACGCAATGACACTGCTCAGATGACACAGGCTGAAATGACTGCTGCTTCTGTTGCTGCTGCAAAAGAACTTGCAATGACTCCATACACTGAACTTACTGCAGCAGAGCGTGCCTCTATGACTCAAGCAGAAAAGACTGCTTATCTTAAAGCGGCACGCGATGAAAAAAATGCACTTGATGCAGAAGGTCGCGCAGCGACTGACCCTATGTTTGATTTTCAAAACCGTCCTGATGCTCCAGCCGCTAATCAAGAATATATTTTTTATTACGGATGGCAAGGAGATACTAATAGCGGAACATGGAAACTTTTTCGCGCTCCAAATAATCAAGAAAACAAAGCAAAGTATGGCAGTCGTGCAATAGGTGGTCAAACACAGGCACAACCTGGTGACCCAAGAGGTGCAAACGCTCTTGCAGTTCAGCCAAGACCAATGCGAGATTCCGATGGAAATATTGTTGACTGGTTTATTCCTAATTCCGATGGGACAGTTGAAGGTGTAACAGGCGGTACTGGTGGTACTGGTGGTACTGGTGGTACTGGTGGAAAAGGTGGTACTGGTGGTACTGGCGGTGCTGGTGGAAATAAAAGTTTAACACAGGCAGATGTTGATGCTGCTGTTGCAAAGGCTGTTGCTGATGCTACCGCAAAAACTAATGCTTTAGTTGAACAGCAAAAAGCAGAAGCAAAGGCTGCAGCACTTGCTACAAAGAAAAAAGCATCAGACCGCCTTAAGGCTATGTTTGAAGGTTATGGCTTAGGAACTCTTGCTGCTTTTATTGACAAGCGAATTATGGAAGATGCTTCTGAGGAATCAGTACTCCTTGAACTTTATGACCAACCAGAATATAAAGTTCGCTTTCCTGGCATGGCAACACTTCGTACTAAGAAGCGTACGATTACCGAAAAAGAATACATGGATATTGAGAAGCAAATGACACAAACTGCTCGCTTCTTTGATTTGCCAAAAGGTTTCTATGATAACCCAGATGACTTTGGTAAGTTAATTGGCGGAGAAGTATCAGCCAAAGAATACCAAGACCGCTTACAGGTAGGTCAGGATTTGGCTCGTTCTATGTCACCAGGTGCTAGAGCACAACTACAAGAGTTTTACAATGTTGGAGAAGGTGGCATTACAGCCTATGTTCTTGACCCAGAAAGAGCACTTGCTCTTATTCAGAAGCAAGCAAAGTCTGCACAGTTTGTTGGCTTTGGTCGTGAGAAGGGCTTTAAGTTGGAAGGCATAACTGCTGCTCAAGCAGAACAAATTGCTGGGACAGAAGCCTACGCCAAACTATCAGCACAACAACTTCAACAAGCACTTGGTCAAGCAGCACAATTACGCCAGACTCAATCACGCCTCACTGGAATCGAAGGTGAAGTTTACGATGAGAATCAAGCGTTACAGGCTGTTATTGATGGAAGTCCAGAAGCAATACTTGCATCACAACAACGAGCACAGCGCGAAGGCGCTCGCTTTGGTGTTGGTGGTGGAGCAGGAGTAACTGGCTCGTCACTTCGTTCAACACCAGGCATATAAAAAAATCCCCACCGTGACCGACTAGCCCACGGGGGCGTACAAGTCTAGGAGCAATAGCCAATTTAGTTTCCCCGAACTTCATTGTGGATTGCGAATACAACTACTAACAAGGGAGATAGGCTGATGCCTACAAATTACCAGTTCGATGACGAAGATGACATGGACACATCAACAGATGTGGTGTCTCAACTCCGTAAGGTAAATCGTGCGCTTGAAAAGCGTGCAAAAGAACTAGAACAGGAGTTGGGTGGTCTTAAATCACAGACCCGTCAACGCACTGTCAAGGATGTATTACAGGCAAAGGGATTAAACCCAAAGATTGCTGCTTTCATACCACAAGATGTAGATACCTCTGAGGAATCTATTGCTGCGTGGGTAGATGAATATGGCGATGTCTTTGGTGTACAGCCCGCTCAAACAAATGAAGCGCCAGTACAAAAAGGTCCAGACCTCTCAGCACAAAACCGTATGAACAATGTTGTATCAAGTGGCTCAATGCCAGATATTGATGAGGACATGTTCGCCAAGGTATCAGGTGTAAAGAGTAAAGAGGACCTAGATGCACTCCTTGGATTTTAATTAACCCAAAACATCAACCAATCACCAGGAGGTGAACACATGGCAAATAACGACACAACCTCGATGGCGGGACTCGTCAAAACAGCGTATGACCGTTATGTAGAATTCGCACTTCGTGCTCAGCCAATGATTCGTGCAGTGGCTGACAAGCGCCCAGTGCAGCAGGCGATGCCAGGTTCAAGCGTTGTATTCTCACTTTACAATGACTTAACTGCGGCAACATCTGCTCTATCAGAATCATCTGATGTAGATGCAGTAGCACTACCAGATGTATCAACAGTTTCTGTAACTCTAAATGAGCAAGGAAACTCATCACTTACAACTCGCAAGTTGGAGTTGTTCTCACTTTCAGATGTTGACCCAGCAATCGCTGACATCATCGCATACAACATGGCGGACTCTCTGGACATTATTGCTCAGACACCACTTCGTCAGGGTACAAATGTTATCTACTCAGGTGGAGTAACATCAACAGCAACAGTATCTGCTGCTAATACAATTACTTCTGCTAACCTCCGTAAGGCTGTTGCAAAGTTGCGTACAGGAAAGGCTGTTCCTCGTCAGGGAAGCCTATACTGGGCAGGTATTCACCCAGAAGTTTCACACGACCTTCGTGCTGAGACAGGCAATGTTGGATGGCGTGACATTCACGCTCACACAGAACAGTCACAGGGCAACCTATGGGCTGGCACAATCGGTACATACGAAGGTGCTTTCTATGTAGAAAACCCACGCATGTTCTCATCTAAGTCAGGTGCAGACCAGACCGCTCTAGCAACAACTGCAGTAACAGTCGCTGGTACATCAGCAGGCTTTACATTCGGTGTTGCTTCAACAGCCGTCATTGCTTCTCGTGCAGAAGTTGGCGACAAGATTGCAGGAACAGGTATCGCTTCTGGTGCCAAGATTACTGCTATCACAACATCAGGTTCAACAACAACATTTACTGTTGACACAGCAAACACTGCTGCTGTCACAGCAACAACTGTTGTAACCGTTACACCAGTAACAGAAGTATTCTCAACAATTCTCTGCGGTAAGCAGGCATTGGCTGAGGCTGTGGCTCAAGAGCCAGGCGTTGTTATTGGTAATGTGACTGACCGCTTGATGCGTTTCCGCCCAATCGGATGGTACGGAGTACTTGGTTTCTCCCGCTACCGTGAGGCTGCGCTATACCGCATTGAATCAGGCTCATCAATCGCTGCACTTTAATCGTGCGGGAGGGGTGGGGCGAAAGCCCTGCCCCTTCACTTATTAGTAAGGACAAACAATGACTCAGTATAGATTCACAACACCAACCGTTGAGGAAACTCCAATGGGTGAAGGAGTATTGTTTGAGCGTTACAAAATCACACGAGGTGTTACTGTGATGCGGAATAATGGTATCTACTCCTCTTACCGATACCCAAGTCAGACAGAAACCCTTGCTGCACAAGAACTGTACATGGGTGGAACCGTCACTGTTATTGACCAAGCAACCGCCGATGCTCTTACTGCTCAAGGATACGGCGCTTACATAGAGGCTATCTAATGAATTTACATCAAAGACAAACGCACCCTGAATATGTTGAAGGATGCTTTGGATGCAAAGTTACAACACTTGAAATGGGAGTAGGCGATGCCAACTCTAAGGTGGCAATGTCTACAAGCAAGTGGGATGCAGAACTAAAAGCCTATAAAGATGCTCGTGCCCAAGGTATTCAACCATCAGGAACAAGCATGGCAAAAGTTCAAGAAGCGGTAAGAATTTCCGACAAAGTTGGCAAAGCCTTTGACGGTAATACGGGAACATTCAAATAGGAGGAGCCATGGCTGCTAGAAAGAAACCAACAAGTAATAAAGTTCAAGTTGTTGATAACAACTACACGCCTTTAGAGCAGTACTGTATTGCTCTTAATGAATACTGGAAAGCACTCAAAACTGCAGGTTTTCCTGAGTCAATCTGTATGACACTCATCATGGATAGAGATTCATACCCAGACTGGATTCTTCCTAAGCCAATTAACCCAACTGATATACCACTGTTCGACCCCTATGAAGATGAAGATGAGGACTAATTATGTGCATTAAATGTGGATGCTACGGCTCAGTAAACCCCTACGGTGTAGGCGGTCGCGCAGTTAACGCTGCTCCAACAGAGGCAAACATCGCCTTGTATAACAATATCAAGATTGTCCGCGTTGGCGAAGAAGGACCTATGGCAGAAAAGGATGACAAGGATGAAGAAAACTACTCCTAAGAAAAACAAAGTTGCCAAGGTAATGGGTGAGTTTAAACGCGGAACCCTAAACGCAGGCAAGGACCCAAAAGGTCCAAAGAAGGCAGCAGTAGTTAAAAACCGTAAACAAGCAATCGCTATTGCATTGTCAGAAGCAGGCAAATCAAAACCAACAAGAAAAAGAGGAAAGTAAAAATGGCAACATTTAGTCCAAAACCAGGTATGGGAAACAATAAACAAATAATGATTCCTGAACCAAACCCAAAGGCTACAAAAAAGCGTGCAACAGTACAACCTATCAAGAAGAAGCCTATTGATAATGTTGCAAAGCGTGGAACAATGGCTCCATTGCCGATTGATGATAAAATTGTTCGAACAATGCCTATTACTCAAAGCCAATTAAATTCAATTAAAAAGATGCTAAATGGTGCCAAGAAGTAAAAAGGATTCACGGCTGGAGCGAGTGGGAGTATCTGGTTTTAACAAACCAAAGCGTACTCCCTCTCATCCAACTAAATCACATGTGGTAGTTGCCAAAGAAGGCAGCACAGTTAAGACCATCAGATTTGGTCAGCAGGGTGTAACTGGCGATAGAAAGCCAAGTGCCCGTCAAGCATCATTCAAAGCACGCCACGCCAAGAACATTGCCAAAGGCAAGATGAGCGCAGCGTACTGGGCAGACAAGGTGAAGTGGTGAAGAAGAAAGCATTTTGGGATACAAAGAATCCTAACAAGAAATCAAAACCTTTAACTGCATCTCAGAAGGCAAGGGCTAAGGCATCAGCAAAGAAGGCTGGTCGCCCTTATCCAAACCTTGTAGACAACGCAGCAGCGAAGCGAAAGGCTAAGTAATGGCAACAGGAGTAGCAGGAAGTTCATTGGCAGACGAACTCAATCGTCTTGCAAACGGTGGTACATATCCAGCAATGACAGCATACAAAGTAGAACAAGGTGCTGCTAACGCATGGGCTGGTACATCTGGTCTAGGTCTTATTGCTGCTCTTAATTACAAGGCAAGTTCAAGTCGTCAACCTAAAGACTACAAAGACTACAACGCCATCTGTAACGAGTTAGCAGGAACCACTGGATTATCAGGAGTCGTAGCCCTAAGGAGCATTAACCTATGAGTTCAACATTTGATGAACTAGCAGACCGCGTTGAAGCAGTGCTGCATGGTTACACAGAAAATACTGAGCCAAGTACTTGGCTTACAACCAGCGCTACTAGCACAACTACAACGTTATCTGTGTACGATGCATCAGGTATTGGTCGTGGCTATGTACAGATAGACGATGAAATTGTATTCGTTAACAACACAGACAATGTAGCCAACACTCTTACCCTTGCACCATGGGGTCGTGGACAGCGTGGCACTACTGCTGCAACTCATGCTCAAAACGCAAAGATAACAGCCTCACCATTGTTCCCACGCAATGAGATTAAAAAGGCTATTAACAACACTATTGATGCTATGTACCCAATGGTATTTGCTACCGCTAGTACAGACTTTACATTTATTGCAGCGCGGACAACATACCAGTTGCCAGCAGATTTTCAGAACGCACTCAGTGTTACCTACTCAACAGTAGGACCAACAAAAGAGTGGATGCCAGTTCGTGCCTACAACCTAGACCGCTCAGCAGATACAGATGCATTTACTTCTGCTCGCAGTATTAGCGTTTATGCTGGTATCGTGCCTGGACAGACAGTGCATGTGTTCTACTCAAAGCGCCCAACACTTCTTACTAATGGTAATGACGATTATGCAACAACCAGTGGCATGCCTACATACTCAGAAGATGTCGTCATCTATGGCGCAGCCTTCCGTATGATTTCATTCTTGGACCCTTCACGCCTTGGTCCACAGTCTGCATCTGCAGACTTCCTTGATGGTGTGCGACCAACTGGTTCTGGACAGAACGCTTCCAGATACTTGTATAACATTTACCAGCAGCGTTTAAACGAAGTTGCGGACAACCAACGCCGTCAACACCCAATCCGTTCCCACTACCAGAGATAGGTTAAAAAATGGCAGCAGGCGACCCAGGCTCCCCAGCGCGGTACTACTCCTCAACCGCAGTAGAAACAGCGCTATCAGGTTCCATTCCAGCACAAGCACAAGGTGCGGCTAACACCGCATTTATTGTTGCATCTGTTTCTGGCTTTCCTTCATCATACCCTTACACACTTATTGTTGACCCAGATACATCTAAAGAAGAAGTAGTTACCGTTACCGCAGGTAGTGGAACAACCCTTAGCGTTACTCGTGGGTCCGATAACACACAAGGCGTAGCACACTCCGCAGGAGCAGTTGTTCGTCACGGTGTATCAGGTCGTGAGTTCCGTGAATCAGAAAATCATATTGCTGCTCGCGGTTATGATATTGACCAAACTATTCTTGATGCTGCAAACCAGACACATGTTCACGGTATTGTCACAGGCGAAGGTGTTGTAGTTGGAACACTCAAGACACAAACTCTCACTAACAAGACTCTTACATCTCCTACTATTACTAACCCAAGCATCTCTGGTGCTGGTGTAGATGCAAGCATTGTCTTTGAAGGTGCAACACCTGATGCCTTTGAAACAACACTTACAGTTGTTGACCCTACTCAAGATAATACAATCACATTACCTAATACAACTGGTACCGTAGTTCTTACTACAGCGGTTCAGACACTTACCAACAAGACTATGGGTGATGCTCTTAATGCTGGTGGGTATAAGATTACAAATCTTGCTACACCAACACTAGCAAGTGATGCTGTTCGTAAAGACTTTGCAGATGCTCAAGTAGCGGCTGCAGCCACAAGCGCAGCCTCTGCCGCAACAAGCGCCACAAGCGCTGCGGCATCTGCAACAACGGCTGCTAACTCTGTAGCAACCATCGCAGGTTACGCAACTACGGCTTCTAACTCAGCAAGCGCAGCAGCAACAAGTGCTGCAAGTGCTGCTACATCTGCAGGAAGTTCAGAAACATCAGCAATCGCATCAGCAACTTCTGCATCTGCTTCTGCTAGTTCTGCTACTGCTGCTGCAACATCTGCTGGATTAGCAGCAACTTCTGCTACATCAGCAGCAACATCAGCAACATCAGCAGCAACATCAGCAACAAGTGCTGCTACATCTGCATCTTCTGCTTTGACTAGTCAGACAGCCGCTGCCACAAGTGCTTCATCAGCCTTGACCAGTCAGACTGCTGCTGCTACTTCAGCCACATCTTCAAGCAACTCAGCAACAGCCTCACAGGGGTATGCAACAGCAGCCTCTACTTCTGCAGCCTCTGCTGCAACAAGTGCTACATCTGCTGCTACAACTTATGACGACTTTGATGACCGCTATCTTGGTAGCAAGTCATCTGCTCCCACAGTAGACAATGATGGTAACACACTACTTGTTGGTGCTATCTATTGGAACTCGACCCTTAACAATATGTATGTATGGTCAGGTTCCGCATGGGTTCAGATTGCTACAACTAGTGTTTACACAGCACCTACTATTGGTAGCACATCTATTGGTTCAGGTGCAACTGTATCTACAATTACCGCTTTAACTCTTAGCGGTGGATTGGCTGCTGCAGACCCAACTGTAAATCTTGGTCTTGCTACTAAGCAGTATGTTGATGCAGTAGTTACTCAAATTAACTATCACCAATCAGTTGTTGCTGCATCTAATACCAACTTAGGCGTAATCTACAATAACGGAACAAGTGGTGTAGGAGCAACTCTTACGGCAGATACAAACCGTGCACTTACTACATTAGATGGAGTGTCTGTTGCTTTAAATGACAGAGTTCTTATTAAAAACCAAACAACCCAACTACAAAATGGTATTTATACATTAACAACTGTTGGTAGCGGTTCTGTTCCATTTGTATTAACTCGTGCAACTGATGCTGATAATAACCCATCAGGTGAAATGAAAAATGGCGATGAAGTGTTCTGCGTTGGCGGTACAGTAAATGGTGGTAAGTCATTCATTAACTCGACTACAGTAGACCCTATTGTTATTGGAACTACTGCAATTACATTTAGCGAGTACTACGCAGCACTACCATCTCAAACTGGCAACTCAGGCAAGTACCTAACAACAGATGGAACTACACCATCATGGGGTACTGTCGCTGGATACTCAGCACCTACCCTTGGCTCAACATCTATAGCCTCAGGTTCAACTAATACAACATTGGTTGGATTTACAAAACTTCGCTCCGACCAGTTCACAACACTTGATGCTGACGGATACGAATTAGATTTGGAACTCATGACCATCATGGGTGCGTTCTAAGAAAGGGAACAACAAATGGCTACAACAACTAAAGCACTTGCAAGAGGAGCCTTTGCAACATCATCGGCTACTCTCTACACAGTGCCATCTGCAACAACTACAGTAGTAAGTAATATAGTTATTACTAATACTGCTGCCTCAGCAGGTACATTTACGCTTGCACTTAATGGAGTGGCTATGGCATCAGCAGTATCTGTTGCTGCTAATAGCATTACAACCATTGACCTTAAGCAAGTACTTTCTGCTACTAATACAATTACTGGTTTTGCATCAGCAACAACTGTTAACTTTCACATCAGCGGAGTGGAGATTTCCTAATGGCTATTGACAGAATCCCTGGGGTTGGTCCTCAAAATACAGACATTGCTACAGCAGTTGCTGCTGCTGTACCTACTAATTCATCTATTGCTGCAGCAGTACCTACAAACTCAAGCATTGCTACGGCAGTTGTAGCAGCAGTTCCAACTAATACAAGTATTGCAACGGCAGTTGCTGCTGCAAACAATACAAATGTTACTAATATTGTTTCATCATTGGCTGCTGCTAAAACTTGGCGCAGTCAAAGATTTATTACTAATGGAAACTGGACTGCACCTACTGGTGTTAACTACGCAAAAGTTATACTTGTTGGTGGTGGTGGTGGATGTCAAACCGCAGGTGGTGCTGGAGTTGGCGGCGGTGGTGGTGGTCAAGTATTTGAAGAAATAATTGCTGTTACAGCAGGAACAAATTATGCAGTTACTATTGGTGCTGGAGGTTCTGCTGCAGCAGGAACAGCAAGCACTTTTGGTAATATTTTAACCGCAGGTGGTGGAGGTGTTGGAACTTCTGGTGCTAATACTGGCGGCAGTGGCAATGCTGGAACTTTTAGTTATGGTGGATACCCAGGTGGTGGTGCGGGTACAGGCGTTTCAGGTGGTTCTAATGCAAATGGTGGTTCTGGCGGCGGCGCTGGTAGTGCTGGTAGTGCACAAGGCGGTGGTGCTGGTGGTGGCGCTGGGGGACCTGGTTCTTCTGGCGCTATGGATAGCGCATCAAACCAACCTTCAGGTACTTCAGTGCCAGGTCCAGGATTAAATGGATTTGGCGCAGGTGGAGCAGGAAATACTGGTGCAGGTTCAGGTTCAGGCGGAATGGCTGGTCGCGCTAATACTGGCGGTGGCGGTGGTGCTGCATCCGCTAACTCAGGAACAGCGGTAAATGGTGGAAGCGGATATTGTAGAGTAGAGTGGGAAGCATAAAAATGGCACATTTTGCAGAAATAGATAACAATAATATGGTTCTTCGAGTAACGGTTGTTCCAGATGAAGAAGTCCACAGGGGGCAAGAGTACATGAATCAAGACCTTGGGCTTGATGGAACATGGTTGCAAACATCATACAATACTTTTCAAGGTAAGCATAAACTAGGTGGGACACCATTTAGAGGAAACTTTGCTGGTATTGGTTATGTTTATGACCCAGTTTTAGATGCTTTCTATTTACCTCAACCATATCCATCTTGGACACTAGACGCTGAAAAATTTACTTGGGTTGCGCCTACGCCTAGACCAACTCCAGGATATTATGTATGGGATGAAGAAAATCAGACTTGGGTTGATGGGTCATTGATTAATTAAATAACCAAAGGGGACAAAATGGAAATAAAGTTTACAAATACAGCAGGTGTTCCAGAAGAATACTCCCCTAAACCAGCAAGTGTTTTTGTTCCAGAATGGTATAAGAAACTAGAATCTTATTTAAGTAGAGAAAAAAAGCCTACTGGTCAGGGTACTAGTAGTGCAACTGCTAAGCGTTGCATGCCAGTGTTTGATGCTATTGTTGGTGGATACATAATTGTATCTGCTGCTGATGTATTTGTGTCTCAAAAAGAAAATCAGGATGGAACTAAGCACCCGTATTTTGAATGGGCAAACTATGGGCTTATTCAATTTCACCCAATAGAACAAATGCCTGAGCATCCTCAACGCAATGGTCATATGGCTTATCCAAAATGGGTTAACCCTTGGGCAATTAAAACTCCTAAAGGTTACTCAACTTTGTTTGTTCAGCCTATGCACAGGGAATCGCCGTTTACAATTCTTCCAGGAATTGTAGATACTGATACTTATACTGCAGCAGTAAACTTTCCATTTGTTCTTAACGATGTAACTTTTGAAGGAATTATTCCTGCTGGTACTCCTATTGCTCAAGTCATTCCTATTAAGCGTGATGAATGGCAGATGAGTTTAGGTTCACAAGTAGAGTTTGAAGAACAACAAAGAGTTACTAATCGTTTACAAACTAAGTTCTTTGACCGCTACAAGTCTATGTTTAGACAACCCAAAGAATATAAATAACAAATAGTTATTACGCCTGAGCATGCGTTTAAACTGCTCTATTTTTTATGCCTAGACTAAGGAGACATAGTGGCAAGTAGACCACCTGATATATCCGAGCGCGTGATAATTGACCTCTCTGGTCGCACCGCTGCTTACTATGACCCAACCACATACAAGTTTGATGTTGCTATTGGTGGCATGCCGTTTATCTATGGCATCACAGATGCAACACCGTACCGCCGTCAGACTGCAGAGTTTAGAACTCAGCGTTTTGACAATGCCCGTGACCCAGGTGAGCAGTCACTCTCAGGCTCAGGCTATTGGATTCGTTCGCAGTCATCCTTTCATTTAGGTGGAGGCATCACATACCAGGAGCCTATCGTTGGCACACCTGATGAAGTTAAGTTTCAGTTCTCTGACTCCGTAGGCGTAGACCCATGGACTCCAGGACAGTTGAGCCTGCTCCACTCTACAAGCCTTACACAGGCTTCTACTGCCCGCTCTGGTGTGTTCTCTACCATCATCAGCGGAACTGAGTACCTAGTTAAAGTCACTGGTTCAGCAGCCGTTACAGCCCGTGTAAGTCTTACTACAACTGCTGGTACTGTAACAACAGTCATTAACAACAGTGCAATTACAGAAGAAATTTTGTATGCAGCAATGGGTGGCAATGACTTAATGATGGTCACACCTACTAAGGTATGGCGCTATTCATTTGATGCTGTTAGCCCTGCTTTACATCAGGACTATGCAATCAACACAGCCAATGCTGCTACTGCTTTTATTTCGTATGTTAAGCAACGCTTTATGTTGGGCTATACCGATGTTAATAAGAATACTTTTGTGTATGAGTTAGTACGCAATCTAGGTTCTAGTATTAACCTCAGTACTCTTACTGCTGTCAATGGTAGCGCAACCTTACCTATTGGATTCAGGTTCATGGGTATTACTGAGTCGAGCGCTGCTATCTATGTTGGCGGATTCTCAGGTGATGAAGGTATTGCCCTTAAAATTACAGTAGATGGTACTGGCGCATTAAGCACTATGACAACAGTACTTGTCTTGCCACGAGGCGAACGCCTTACCGCGATGTATGGATACCTTGGCACCTTTGTTGCACTTGGAACAAGCAAAGGTGTGCGTATTGCCATAGCAGATAGCAACGGTAACCTATCTTATGGTCCATTGGTTTATGAATCTGGCTATGACATCTATGCATTTACTGCCAACAATGAGTTTATTTATGCTGGCATCAATAGCGAAGTTGATGGGTACTCAGGGCTTATTCGTATCAATCTTGGTGCCCCACTAACTAGTGGTAAGTATGCATACGCTAAAGATGTTTATGCATCTGGAGCAACTGGCTCTATCTGGTCTATTGCTACATTTGCTAATGGACATAAAGCATTTACTGTTGAAAACTCTGGAATGTGGAGAGAATCACAGACCGACTTTGTTGAGTCTGGTGAGATAACAACAGGCATTATTCGTTTTGATACCTTTGAAAACAAAGCATGGAAGCGTATTAAAGTTCGTATTGAAGATGTACTGCAAGGTGACATAGATATGTTCCGCGTTATTGATGGCGTTGACATAGCGTTTCAGACAATTCCAGAAGGAACTGTTGAAATCTACGACTATGACCTAGCCCCAGTATTTTCTACTGTTGCCGCAGAAGCACAGTTTAAGTTCCGTTTAAACAGAAACAATACAGACCCAACTAAAGGTGCGATTATCTACGGATACTCAGTTAAGGCTTTGCCTACACCTACTCGTGCTCGCGTGCTACAGATTCCTATCTTCTGTTTTGACCAAGAGACTGACCGCAACAAGCAGATGATTGGCTTCCAAGGCTACGCACTTGCTCGCTTGCAAGCATTGGAACAGATGGAAGCATTGGGCGAAACGCTCATCATTCAAGATTTTACTGCTGGTGGAGAACCCATTGAAGCAGTAGTTGAGCAGGTTACATTTACCCGCACAACACCACCTAACGGAAACTTCTCTGGCTATGGTGGAATCATTCAAGTAGTTGCTCGTACTGTTGTCTAATACATAAGGAAAATAAATGACTCCTGCTCAGTGGCTAGGCTTAGCCGTATCACTTTGTACCCTTATTGCTGCATTTGCTACTGCAGTAAGGTGGCTAGTAAAGCATTACTTGTACGAACTTAAGCCTAACTCTGGAAGTTCCCTAAAAGATTCAGTCAATAGATTGGAACGACAGGTTGAAGAAATTTATCGCATCCTTCTTTCTCGCAATAACTCTTAGTGGTTGTGGTTACCAAGGATGGGTTCGTTATCCTTGTCAAGAATTTGAGAACTGGGAAAAACCAGAGTGCAACCCACCTCAATGTGAAGTAACAGGTACTTGTTCCTCCGATTTATTACCAGAGGTATTTGATGAAACGCCCTGAAAGATATACAGCAGAAGAACTACACGCTAGATTGATTGTCAGTATTGGAATCATCCTAGCCATTGTATTTGCTGGTTCTGTATTTGCCCTGTTATGGGCATTGGTATTTGTAACACAACCAATGAAGCAAGCACCTAACGATGCAGCCTTCATTGACCTTGTATCTACACTAACTGTGTTCCTTACTGGAACATTAGCAGGAATTGTATCTGCCAACGGACTCAAGAGTAAGAAGAAGGAAGATGAATCTAAATGAAACCTGTTGTCAAGAAAGCCACACCTGCTGCACTTGCAGTCCTGCGCCAAGCCACAGCGATAGCACCATTGCGTATGAAAGCCAGCGATGGGCTTCTTCCATCGAACGCTCATCTCAAGCAGAGTCCAGCCAGTGACCATAACACAGGGCATGCTGTTGATTTAACGCACGACCCTAAGAACGGAATTGATTGTGTTGAAATTTTTGAAAAACTTAAAGAGGATAAGCGCGTTAAGTACCTTATTTTCAAAGGACAAATCTGGTCCAAAGAAAAATCCAAGTTGGGAAACAGACGGTACACTGGGAGTAATCCTCATAATAAGCATCTACATATTTCTATTGAGTCCGCTATGGCTACCGATACTTCTCCGTGGTTTTGGTGGATGAATCAACCTAAGATTGTTAATCAAGTTATCTCAAAGATAACACCCGTGCCTGCTAAAAAGGCATACACAACCGAAGTTTGTACATGTTGCAAATTGCACGGTACAAAATAAACGAGGAGGAAACAATGGAACAATTTAAGCAACTCGGACTGACATGGTTCCGTGCTGCGGCATCTGCTGCGATTGCACTTTACCTTGCTGGCGAGACGGACCTTAAGACCCTTGCTGCTGCAGCCCTTGCAGGCTTTGCAGGTCCACTACTCAAGTGGCTTGACCCATCAGCAACTGAGTTTGGTCGCGGCTCAAAGTAATACTGTTTAAACAAAAGAACCCCCGCCTTAGAGAAATCTAAGAGCGGGGGCTTTTTTGCTTTTCCTTGACGGCTTCCCCAACAGTCAAGAAATTTAACCGCCAGTCTTGTAGAACCCTGGACCTCTAAAGTGTACCGCAGGTGGCGTGAATACGCGCCTCATGTCACCCTCACATAGGCTACATGTTGGCACATTGCCTGACTCATTAACCGATAGTAGAAGTTCCTGCACTACATTGCAGGCGTTGCATTGGAAGTCATACTGTGGCATCTTCACCATCCATGGGAGTAGGTACTGTTACTTGTGCGCCACACAATGCACACTCTGCATCGGTGAACCAAAGCGAAATTTCATTATCCTCAAACATGCAGCCGACTTTAAAAAGTCGTGAGCCACAAGGACAAACATGCGTGGGAATACCACGATAGTTAGCCAGCATGCTAGACTTGGGCTTCCGCTTGAGCCTAGATACAATTAACCAGTTCATCACGAACAGGAGTGTAATCAACTTTTTAAAAAATTACATGGGTGTAATTCATCGGCGTGTCGCAGAATAGATGAGACATTGTGTAGTAGACTCCTCTATTGCAAAGGAGAAACATGACACTAGAAGAAAAAACTGGGAAGAACTACATCTCCCACAGCGCCATGAGTACATGGCTTAACTGTGGTTGGTCGTATTATCTATCCCGTATTCAGAAAGTCGCTGAGAACCCATCCTACTGGCTAGTAGGTGGCAAGTCCTTGCATGAAGGTACAGAAATCTACGATGCCCTACCACCCCTTATGGGTGATTTTGACTCTACTGCAGTATTTACTGCACGATGGGAGGAGAACTATCGTCTTGCTGATAACGGCATGCCGTTCCGTGCTGGTGGTAGAGCAACCAAGGCGTATCCAAATAAAGAAGATACTTCTTGGTGGTTAGATAATGGACCGAAGATGCTTGATTTCTGGGTTCAGTTCCGACAGGACAGTGGGTACCAGATGTACCACCTGCCAGATGGAGCACCTGCAATCGAAACCGAACTCAATGTGGAGGTTGGTGGAGTAAACATGAAAGGATTTCTTGACCGCCTTATGGTTGCGCCAACAGGCGAACTTGTAGTGGTGGACATCAAGACATCCAGTAAACCACCAGTAGCATTTACTCAGTTAGGCACTTATGCCATCATGACTGAGAAGTTGCTGGGAATCCGTCCTACCTTGGGGGCGTACTTCATGGCTCGTACTGGTGAGTTAACACCTCCAGTTGACCTATCGCACTACACAGAACCACGCCTTGCACAATGGGTAAGTGGATTCAAGATTGCCGTTGACAACAACATCTTTATCCCACAGCCAGGATTTATGTGTGGTACTTGTTCTGTCAATAAGGCATGCTATGCAGTTAAAGGTGAAGATTCACACATGTACCCCGAACTAGGAGAAACAAATGAGTAATCAAAACGCAGCGATTCAGATTAACTTCAAGACAAAGAAGGATGGCATGCTTATCAACCTCTACGCATCCGATGCGTTGGAACTTGATACCTTGCTTGATGCAGTAAGCCAGCGCATTGCAGCGTTGGTTGACCTTGAGACAACCGTTGAAGGTATGGCTACAGTTAAGACTTCATTCCCTGGAGCAGAAGTTATCAACCAAGGTGCAGCACCAATGCCTGCACACGCACAGCCAGCACAGCAGTACGCACCTGCTGCACAAGGTTATGCACCAGCACCTGCTGTTAAACCACAGTGTGCATGTGGCGCTGGTCCAATGCGGTTAGTACCTGCTGGTATCTCAAAGGCTGGCAAGGCATACCGTGCCTTCTACTCATGCCCACAGCCACAAGGCTCACAATGCAGTAACAGAGTAAACGCGTAGTACATGCGCCGTTTATCCCGTGCTATCAAGACTGCCTCGCAAGGGGGTGCCACATTACCTACGGTGTGGCGCTCACTTGCTGAGCAGCAGATAGCGTTTAGACGGGGGGAAGTGAGCATGGTTGCAGGTCCTCCAGGTTCAGGTAAATCTACCTTTGCCTTGTCACTTGCAGTCCATGCTCAAGTTCCCACCCTGTACATTTCAGCAGACACTCACTCACATACCATGAGCCTGCGCCTGCTTGCGATGATTACAGGCAGACCACAACAAGAAGTAGAACCATTGATGGAAGCAGACAGAGACTGGGCTGCACAAATGCTCAAGCCTGCTGACCACATCATGTGGGAGTTTGACTCAGCACCTACGCTTAAGGATGTAGAGGATGCAGTCCTTGCAACACGAGAGCGCTTAGGTCAAGATGTTGAACTCATCGTGCTTGACAACGCAGTTGATGTAACCCTTGATGGACAAGATGAGTGGGGCGGACTACGCACACTTATGCGTGAACTCAAGTGGTGGGCTAGAGAAACTGGCGCTGCTGTTGTTGTTTGCCACCATACAAGTCAGGGGGTTGTGGGTAATCCTTGCCCACCAAGCAGTTCCCTGCACGGAAAAATTGCTCAGACCCCTTCGTTAATCCTTACGGTGTATAACCAAATCGCTTCGATGGGTGTGTGTGCTGTGAAGAATCGTTATGGTCCAGCCGATTCAACAGGTGCAAGTCCAGTGTGGCTTGCATACAACCCAGCCAGTATGCAACTGGCAGATTTATTACAATCATAAGGAGAAGTTATGACACCCAAATGGGAAATCAAAATCGTAGAAAATGCAGGAGAACTACAAGGTAGTTTAAACGCAGAGGATGTAGTCGTCCAGGCTAAGCCATTGATTACAGACATTAAAGCGCAGTTGATGTTTATACCGAAACAGTTTTCATGGACAGTGGGATGGAGAGCGTATGTTTGGCAAGAAGAAGAAAGCGGAAGATTCAAGGACCTCACAGATGAGGAATTCAAAAGACTCCTTAATGAAGGCACTATCAATTACTCCCGAGATGATGACGGAAGCAGTGATGTCATCGAAGCAAGTACCAGCGGAGTTGAAACAAGCAATTCTTGATGGACTACCAGAGTTTATTGAACGCATTGACGAGGCTACACAAAAAATCTACGACCCCGCACAAGTCTGGTTCGAGTCTTTACAGTTCGCTGATTATGTTGGGCAGTTGGCTCAGCATCTTACTGAGGACCACGGACCAGAGTGCAGAGAAGAAATCGCCATTCAACTCCGACTAATGAGCGCTTCATGGAAAGACCTAGCAGAGAACGCAATGGAAGTACTAGACAAATCAGAGGAAGTGTTTAAACATGGCGCATAGTAATAAAGAAACGCTATCAGTTATTTGGTGCGACAACGGAAACACTGACGGCAAGTTTACAGAGGGCTTGGTATACAGCATCATCACTGGTGATGTGCCATTCCATAACGCTATCCGTGTACAAGGCAATCAGATTGCTCGCCAACGACAGGCTGCATTTGAAATGTGGGACAAGGTTGGTACTGACTGGGCGTTGTGGGTTGACTCCGACATCGTACTTACTAAAGAGGTTGTTAAGATTCTATGGGATACCGCTGACAAGATTGCTCGACCTATCGTAAGCGGTGTGTACTTTATCTCTAAGCAGATGGAAAACTCGTTGATGCAACCGATGCCTGCTATCTTTAATGAAGGGCGGAACGAGTACGAAATTAAATACCACCACCCACTACCACGCAATCAAGTTATTAAGGTAGACCATGCTGGGTTGGGCTTGGTGTTGATGCATAAGTCTGTTATCAAGGCACTGCATGAGAAGTTTGGTGAGTCTGACTTTGTGTTTGCTGAGAACAATGCAAGTGGTGATTTGTTTATTGGTGAGGACATCGCCTTCTTCCGTAAGGTAAAGGCTGCTGGCGTACCAGTTGTGGCTAACACTGCTGCATTGGTCAAGCACATGAAGCGGTTTGCTTTTGATGATAACTATTACAACCTCTATTGGGCAGCCATTGAAAGCGCAGAAAGGAACAAGCAAGATGCCAACACAGCAAGCGAGTAACAAGCGCAGAGGTGCTGCATTTGAAATAGAACTAGCAGACTGGCTTATGGCACAGGGTTTCAACGCACAGCGTTTGCCTCGTGCAGGGCGCAATGACATCGGTGATGTATACCTTCCTGCTAACGCAGATGGCTATGTCATTGAAGCAAAGGCACCACGCCGTGATGGTCGAATTGATTTGAGTGGATGGTTGCGTGAGGCAGAACTCGAAGCAGATAACTATCGTATACAGAAACGACTGGTGATTGCACCAGCACCATTAGTAATTATTAAAGCAAGTAACAAGGGGATTGGAGAATCGTATGTTGTCCAGAGGCTCCGCGATGCGCTCCCAAAACTCTAAGCATGACATCGTTAAAGTACTAGAGCATTACGGATTTACAGTACCAACTAATCGTGGTGGTTGGGTCACCGTGCGGTGTGCCTTCCACAATGATAAGGTTAAGTCAGCGCGTTTAAACATAGACAACGGCGGGTTTCGCTGCTTCGCATGTGACATGGCTGGGGATGTCTACTCACTTATTATGAAGAAAGAAGGAGTTACCTATGTCAAGGCTCTCGAAATCGCAGAGGGAATTACTGGCGAAAGCAACGGAGAACTACGAAAGAAACCTAGACGAGGTGGCTCCGTACCTGGAGGCTCGAGGTATAACCAAGGAGACAGCACTTATGTTCCGCCTCGGCTTCGTAAAGAATCCTGAGACAGGGCACGAACCATACCAAGGTAAGTTGGCTATCCCATACTTGACACCATCAGGAGTAATTGACATACGCTTCCGCAGTTTAAACGCAGATAGCGGACCAAAGTATTTATCAAGACCAGGTGCAAGCACACACATTTTTAATGTTGCTGCATTGAACTCTGAATCAGATGTGTTGGTCATTTGTGAAGGTGAGATTGACACGATGATTGCCACACAAGTGGGCTTCGCTGCTGTTGGTTTGCCTGGTGCTAATAACTGGAAACCATTTTACTCTCGTGTCCTTGCGGACTGGGAAAAGATTATGTTGTTCTGTGATGGTGACAACGCTGGCAAGGAGATGGCTAAGACAATCACTCGTGAACTGGACAATGTGTTCCCAATCTTTATGCCTGAGAACTGTGATGTGAATGATGTGTTCCTCGCCGAGGGCGCAGAAGGACTACATAAACGAGCGGGTGTTTAAACATGGCAAAGAACTCATCATTTGATTTAGATTTTGGATACGGTAGAAAAGGTGAGCAGTTAGTAGAGGAACTGTTAACCGAAGGCAAGACTATAGAAGTCAAGCGTGACCGCAAATGGTGGGTTACTAACAATCTTTACATTGAAGTTGAGTGCTGGTTCATGAAGTCTAAATCATGGGAGCCATCGGGCATCATGGTTACTGAGGCTGCATACTGGGCATTTGTACTAGAGAAGGGTGTGCTCATGGTGCCAACAAGCCATGTGTTGTATGCCATTAAAGAGTTTGGGCGTGAGATAACATGCGAGATTCCCCCGAATAAAAGCAAGGGTTACTTGATTACAGTAGATGATTTGTTAACAGCAATGCGTAAGTTAAAGAATGAGAAGGAAGAACCCAAGGATGAGTGATGAAGAACTAATAGAGTCTATTGAAAAGGCTTGTTACTTTATTCCTGCTGAACACATGCAAGATACTGGTAGTGGTAAACCTTTTGCTTACATTCAAGGCATTACTAATGGCAGGAAACAAGCCATTGAAATTATTAGGGGTCGCAATGGATGAGCAAGATAAGATTTGGGAAACTATCTACGGCACAGCACGACAGGTTGCATCACGCAGTAACCGCATCCATCGTGGACTGGTAACTACTGATGATGTGTATCAACACCTATCTTTGTGGGCGTTGGAACACTGGCACAAGATAGAAGAATGGGAACAGCAAGAGTCGTTGAAGTTTAAACTACGCCGTACTTTTTACAATGAAGCACAGAAGTATGTTGCAAAAGAGCGCATGCATCACTCACGCACGCCTATGTCTGATAGTTTTTACTACACACATGAGGTGTTGCATGAACTATTGCGTGATGTGTGGACACACGAAGGGTGGACAGATACCGCAGACTTAAGCAATGAGTTTGTATCTAAGTCGAGCAAGCCAGCAGAAGGTGGCAACCGAATGGCGTTGCTATCTGATGTAGCGGCTGGGCTAAAGCGTTTAAACGATGCAGACCAGGCACTCCTGCGGCTGAGATACGCTGATGGTGGCATGGAGTTTGATGCTTTGGCTGAGGAATACCAAGCAACAGAGGAAGCCATACGCAAGCGTGTCAAGAGAGCGCTGACTAAGTTGCAAGATAGACTAGGTGGCGAGGCACCAGTATGGTATGGGCGTAGGCGCAATCGCACTAACGCAGAAGCACGACAGGAAGTGAGTGGACAAGAATGATTATAGGTTTGAGCGGATACGCACAGTCAGGTAAAGATACAGTTGCTGAACTGTTGTGTTTAAACTATGGATACAAGCGCGTATCATTTGCTGACCCAATGCGTGAAGCACTGATGCGTTTAAACCCTGTCGTTGGTCACGAACCGTTATCTCATTTGGTTAATGATTATGGATGGGAATTAGCCAAGCACAACCCTGAGGTGCGCCGTTTGTTGCAGGTGTTTGGCACCGAAGTTGGTAGAGAAATGTTTGGCGAAAACTTCTGGGTTGACTTAGCGTTTAAACAAGTGCAGCAAGAGCGCGTTGTGTTTGCGGATGTTCGCTTTCCTAATGAAGCACAAGCAATCATTGACAAGGGTGGGCAGGTGTGGCGTGTACAGCGTGAAGGACACAAGCCTGTGAACTTACATGCATCTGAAACTGCAATGGATAACTGGCGCTTTGATGATTTGATTCTTAATCATGGCGACCTCAATGACTTAGCCGATGAAGTATTTATGCTGGCTAAGCAGAAAGAAATTAACTTAGTATAAAAGAAGAAGCACCGCGAGGGACTGGAACCTCAAGCGGTGCTTCTCTGTTGTAGCCTAACAGACTACGAACGCCATGCCAAATCGCTAAATGTATGTGGGTCTGTCACTGCCCAGCCTAGCATCTTGCGTATTCCTACTCTAGCATCGGGCGTTGTGCCACCCCATACCCCTTGCCTTTCATGAACTAAGCCCCACTCCAAGCATGCCCGTTTGATTGGGCAATCCTTACATAGTTTGTCATAGAACTTAGTCTCTACTCGTGTGTACTGCACAATCTCGGGGTAAAACATCTCTGTGTTTGAACCTCGACATGCACCTTTCGACATAACTTCTCCGTTGTAGTTGAGCCGATAGTAAATCAACCCCTTTACAATCTTTTGTTGCATGATTCTGTGATACTTAGGTATGGTCGGTAGTTTTTGAAACGCTTGCATATCCTGCCCCAATCAGATAATCCAATAGTGTGTCAATCACGATGTCCGCTTTTGTTGAGCGAACCACTACCGCATCGTGGGGATTCTCTGCGTTTAAACATAAACCAGTTACAACTAGGTGTGCTTTAAGTTCTTCTCTGAGTGTTTGATATTGTGTCATTAGTACCACCCCCTCGACAGACTCGAAGCGTATGCCTTGCAGATGTTGCCTCCGTATTTTCTTTCTATGTATGCCAAGCCTGCATCTACCTGTGCATAACCGTCCTCTGTTTGTGAGTGACCAACCAAGCCCCAAGTAACAGGCATTAACTGTGCAATACCTGCTGCTTTGCTTGACTTGTTCAATGCTGCTGGTCGCCAGTTACTTTCTCGTGTCCATAAATCATGCAGACATGACCACTGTTCAAGCCGTCCGTCTTTGGTTAGTTGGTCTATGGCATAGCGTTGGTAATCGTTTGTGTAATAAGCAACCACTTGTCCCGACATGGCTGAGTGTTTAAACGGGATGACTAAGCGGGAATCGCGGGGGAATAATGCGATTGCCAACCCGAATACTATGACTGTTACCAGCCACAATCTACCACTAGGCGTTAGTTTGTTCAGCATACTCAGCCTCAACCTTGCTCTTGTCCGCGCATACTTTCTTGATGAACGCGAGGATGTCTTGCGGTATGTCTGTGTCATTGCCTTCTCCATCATCCTTGCCTAGCACAATCATATTGCCAAGCATCATTGGGTTATTGCCGAACATGAAAGACAACGCGCTCGCCACTGTGTTCAGTGGTAGTTCAAGCATGATGCCTTCCTCGTTTACATAGCCTGTGAGTACTTCATCTCCATAGTAATCGTACATGTGGACAATCTCAATCAACCCATTGACTGCACCTTGCATGTCTTTGAGTCCATTGAAATCCTTTTCCTCATAGGTTCCATCGGTGTATAGCACTACGCCTTTAGGCATTTGCTTTCCTCCCTTGCTTGTAGTTTGCGAGCAATTTCGTCAATCATCGCAAGCAGTTCATCATCTGTTAGTTCATCGCTAACCTTTATTTGTGTGCGTGTAGTAGAGACAAGCAGTTTAGTTGGTGTCATGTTTAAACTCCCTGCCCACCTCTGCCTTTGCACCAATCGCATCAACAGCCTCTGATAAATCTCTGAACAGTTCCACCTTTTTCTCCTCACTAAGATGTGCAACCATCTCGGATGTAACCTCGGCTTTCCATAGCAGTGTCATGAGTTCAGCCCCTTCATCATTTGATTTAGTTCTGCGTAAGATAGTTTATCGTCAATGAATGGCACGCTGTCAATAGTTTCTTTATCTTTTAATCCAGCATGCTCAACCCAAGACTTGTATGGGGTAGCACCCTTGTATAGTTTCATGAAATCACAGGCTGATAAGTACAGTTTGTACTCGTTGTTAATTATGAGTGCCACATTCCATGTCTTATAGTTTGCCCAGCCTTGGTAAGTTTTAGTTGCTAACATGTTTAAACACCCTCGCTTTCTAGTTTTGCAATCTGTGCTTTGAGGTTCTTGATGCGCTCGGCATTTGTTGGATGCACCTTGCCACCCATTTCGATTACGAATTCACGATACTTTGCTGTGTACTCCTCATGATACTTGTGACATAGGTACCTGACTGCCAAGCCCTGTGCCTTCTGATGTACTGATGCTGCCATTTACTTGCTCACCTTCTGTGCATCCTTCAAGATTTTAATTGTTCTGCGTAGGTTCTTGTTGTCGTTGTTGAGTGCGTGGTTGCCTACGATGAGTGCGATGAGTGTTCCTACCAATACGAATAGCAGAATCACGATAGCGAATAAGTCTGTTGAAGTTAACATTTGAATCTAGTTTCCAATCTATTTGGTAAGCAAGGTTGCTTACAAAAAGAATCATCTCATACTGTATGCAATGCGTGTCAAGTACATTCCAAAACTTTTTTAAATTATTTTTTTGTTTAAACATAACCGCATCTATCTTTTAGTTTTACCTGCGGTAAAACCTACCTTACCATCCGTGTCAAGTACCCTTGTTTAAACAGCATGCAGCACCAGATTTCCTGGAGTAATTTCCTGCACTGTTTAAACATTTAACAACCATAGTAGTTAATCGGGTGTCAACTTTTTATGTGTTTAAACACTATGCAATTAGCAGTCTCTGGATGCGAGTGCTAAGGCAAAAGAAAAACCCCTGCCGAAGCAGGGGCTAGTCTCTTATTGTTTAGAATAAGTGCGAGTCATAGTAACTTGCATGCTCGGTTAACTCATCCTCATACTTTCCCATTGCATACTTGCGCCAGTCATGACTGACTGATGAGCGGTAAGGCTTGAACTTTTGATGTTCAATAATCTTTCCGTTCTTAACCTTGAAGTACTCGCCTTCCTCTGCTGAGTATGACCAGTCTAAATCCGAACCGAGCATGATGCCTGCGTTCTCGATTGTCTCCTCTGTTGAACCATAAACCAGTGAACCAGTCAAGGTCTGACCAATCCACAGTGGGCTGTTGGATACACGAGCAAGGTGCAAGGTGTCGCCTTGGTCTTGTGTAATCCAAGCCAATGCTGCACTGCCTTGGATGCGTGTTAATACCTCGGCAGGATGTTGACCCTGAGTAAAGGCAAGCAATGCTGCGACTGCCTCTGAGTCTACCTGTCCGATGCGCCCGACCTTGAGTTGTTTAAACAGTTGGTCATCGTTGGCGATGTGTCCGTTGTGAGTGAGTACGATTTTGCCACGAGGAATTGGGTGGTTGTTATCGTTTACAGTTGGTGAACCTTGAGTTGCCCAGCGTGTATGCAGGATTGCTGTTGTTGCATCCTTGCACACACTCTGACCAGCCTTGGTAGCAATGAACTTAGAAGCCGAGATTGGTGCCTTAGTAATGGCACGCCGTCCCTCTTTGTTAATCCATGCCACACCAGTGGCGTGATAGCCACGATGTTCGATGTCGAGAAGCATCTGCGATGCTAACTCTGTTGTATTGACATGATGCTTTGGGTTAAGGCAGAAGCCTGCGATTCCACACATTTATTTATTCTCCAGTCTGTTAGGCGTTAATGAGTTAAGTGTATCACGATTGGTGAGCGTTCCAATAACCTTGTTTAAACAGTCACTTGCAACGAGGTAATCCGCATCTGACTTTGGGTAAACCCCAGCGAACTTTCGTCCGCTCGGGTCTACACCCTCAACGATGTATAACAATTCGTTATTCATTGCCGAGCCAATACCATGCCCATGTTAGGGCGATGATTCCAATGATGAGAAACGAGCGACCATCGAAGATTGAGATGTCCATGTTTAAACACCAGCCTTGATTGCTATGATGCGTGCTGTGAATTTTAACTCGCCCACATTTAACTCGGCGATTGCCTTGTTAATTTCTTTCATGCTTGATGCAAAAAGATTTACACCAATGCAACGGCTACCTTGAAAGATTGCGTATTCGATTTTCATTTTCCAGTCCTATCTGTTTAAACAGTACGAGACTCTCTCGTATCTGTTTGTGCCTGCCGAGGGTAACGCTCCCTCGCTTGCCCACTTGGGGCAGGCTGTCGGCTTACGCCTGACCTTGTAGGCTCAAGGCGCGTTGCTTGAGGTATTCCGCTGTTCGGATGTCGAGGTTGTCTTGTGCGACTTCATCGAGCAGGGTTTGGATGTTGTTTAAACGGATGTCTGTTCGTGAGTAGGTTGCTCCGAGCAGATTGTTTGCCTTGCTGTAGTCAATGAGTCCTGCAATGAACTCTGCCCAAGCAACAGCCTTGCGACCATTCAAGGTGCCTTGGTGTAGGCGAACCTCGATTGTGCCATGGCGGTCAAAAGACTCGAGATTGAGAGATACATAGCGGTCACCGATTCCGATTCGACCTGCTCGGATTTGCTCGGCTGTCTCGTGAGCCTCGGCAATAGTGCGAACCTTGCAGAAGCGGTTGTTTAAACGGCTTGGAGCAACCAAGGTGCCGATTGTTTCGTGAGCGGTGTGCCAGTTGATGTAGAAGTTGGCAAGCGCGTTGAAGCGGTCGTTGAGCGTATCGCCAAAACTATCGAAACCAATGTGGACATGGTAACCAGTTGAGCGGTCAACCTTTGCGCCTGCATTTAAAAGCAAGCGGGCAACAGTTGAAGCCTCGTTTAAACGGGCATCGTTGAGGATTGGAGAAACTACTTCCGCTCCTTGGATTGAGCCGTCATAAACGGCTGTCCACTCGGTTGAAAGCACATGCTGATTTCGAGGGGCGAGACAGTTGATTCCGCCCTGAGTGAGGACAGTTGAAGCCGTAGAGGGTGAGATTCCGTTGACCTCGAACTCGAGTCCGTAAGTGAATTGTGACATTTGATTAAGCCTCCACTAGTGATTGTTGGCATGCAGGGCAGATTGGAGCGCCGAGATTCACAAGGGTTGAGCGAGAAACTCGGGCAATGTAGTTGTCGTTTAAACAGGCAACCTTGATGAGGCGAGTTGATTGTTTTGGAGCCTCGGTCAATTCGATTTTTGCATGAGGGTATGCACCAAGGCGAGCCAAAATTGGCTCAATCCATGAGGGCAATGTCTGTAAAGGTTCGGCAACAGAAGCCGAGGCTGAGCGCCAGTTGCCTGATTGAGCAATTTTGAGCAATGGCAGAATTAGGCGAGCAACAGTTTCGGCATCGTCAACAGTCGGAGCCACAAAAATCTCGGCTGTAAAGTCGGCTGATGCTGTTGGAGGGACGATTGAGGCTGAAACAGCCTTGCGCCCTGATTTTGGAGGGAAGCCACAAGAAAGGCGAATTGCAGATTCCTCATCGCCTCCGTTTTGGATGATTGAAGCAATGTGAGGGCGGACAGCAATGGCAAGGCTTGCCAGCCACTGTTCGCGGTTGAGTACAGGCATTTGGTGCATCCAGTCTGTCGGGGGTTGAACCGACAAGGAGAAAGATACGCGCCTGTTTAAACTCGTGTCAACAGATACAGCCCAAAAAGATAAAACCGCAGGTCGCTACGCATAAAACTTTTTTGCGACACGAGCCGATTGAGGGCTAAATCGAGGGCAAAAACAGCCAACAGCGAACAGCCAAAGTTTAAACAGTCGTAAGTTACTGAGTGGTAACAAGGCTAAAGTCAGTGCTATACACTGATAATTCGTTTCTTACTGTATCGGCATAACTCTAAAGTGTCGTTAAACAACTGACTTTAGCGACTTACTAGCCAGTAACTTATGGCGATGGTTGAACTTTCAACTACTTATGCTCAAGCCTGCATGCTGGGGGGGGAGCGCGAATCCTATGAAAGAGCGCGAGGCTATACAGAGTCAGCGCCTTCGCCTGCCCTAGCCCTGCCTTGTCCTAGCCAAGCCTGCATGCATAGCCTTGCAAGCAGGTGCTTAACTGTTTAAACAGCAAGCATTGCTAGTGGGTGAGTTATCACCCCAGGGTTATTAAACTGCTGGTATCGGTATCGGTATATCTCTACCCACATAAATTTGATAGTGGTGGGGGTCTGACCTGCACTTTTACCCTTAAGCAAGGGTGTGATGAGAATCACACGCTATAAAGTGTCCAATAGTGTCCTTCTGGACACCTATAGTATAGTGAGAGGCGAAAATATCGAAGCCTCTCTGCTAAGCAACAGCGCCCTCCAGGGGCGCACCCTAAATGAAGCCCTAACCTTCGGCTTCGTTTAGACTTCGCCTTCGGTTAGAGTTTGCCCCAAAACTCACCACAAATGGTTTTGGAGCATGCTATGGAAAGAAAGAGAACAACCTCTGCTTCGCATAAAAGCGATGCTATTAAAAAGCAAGTTATTGACTTCCTAATGCAGGGGTACTCTGTCCAAAAGGCGATGGATGCCGTAGGTAGAAGTGTTAAGACCTATGAGTACTACCGAAAGACTGATGAACAATTTGCCTTAGCCATTGACAAGATTCGCTCGCTAACAGCACGGGGTGAGGTCGGCTCGCCACGAGGGGAAGTACCACCCTTCCCAGAGTTTTCAGAAAAATTTTTAGGGGTCCAAGTATTCCCCCATCAAAAGCACTGGATTGATTTACTAGAGGGTCGAGAACCTGAGGATGTACATCCATCCATCTCCTATGAACCTGGGTCATCTGACCTAATCATAGTCAACACCCCACCAGAACACGCTAAGTCTACAACCATTACAGTAAACTATGCGGTATATCGGATTTGCCAGAACCCTAATATCAGAATAATGATTGTGTCTAAGACACAGGCTATGGCACAGAAATTCCTGCTTTCTATCAAGAATCGTCTAACCCATCCTCGTTATCAGGATTTACAACTAACCTTTGGTCCGCCAGGGGGATATGAAAAAAATTCCGATTCGTGGAAGCAGGACCTTATTTACCTATCCTCCGAGTCTCGTGACTCTGGAGAAAAGGACCCTACAGTTCAGGCTGTGGGTATTCGTGGTCATATCTATGGTGCCCGTGCCGACTTAATCATTATGGACGACTGTGTTGACCACACCAACGCTCATGAGTACGAGAAGCAAATTGACTGGATTCAATCAGAAGTTATGTCTCGTATTGACAATGACGGCGGACGGCTACTGGTTGTAGGTACTCGACTACGCCCACGAGATTTATATTCCGAATTGCGTGACCCTATGCGCTATCCAGACGAGACATCCCCTTGGACATACTTTGCCCAACCTGCCGTATTGGAGTTCGCAGATGACTCGAAAGACTGGGTTACGCTCTGGGCTAAGACCAACATGCCTCCCATATCTGGCAATGGTGTACCTGATGAGAACGGACTCTACGACAAGTGGACAGGTCCAGCGCTGCATAAAAAGCGAAGTCGTATGTCCCCAAACTTGTGGGCTATGGTCTACCAACAGCAACAGGTTCACGAAGATTCTGCTTTCCCATCAGATGCTATCAAAGGCGTTATTAACGGTGCTCGCAATATTGGGATTATCCCGAAAGGTAAGCATGGCGTTCGACCTAATGGTATGGACGGGCTTATTGTGGTTGCTGGTCTTGACCCCGCTGGCTCTGGTTATACCGCCGCTGTGGTTCTTGGCTTGGATGTTTCTACGCAGAAGCGTTACTTGCTGGATGTCTCCAATGTTGCGGGGATGAAACCAGATGATATTCGTAATTTAATTAAAGACTGGACTGAACGCTACAGAGTTACTGAGTGGCGTGTTGAGAAGAACGCATTTCAAACGATGCTTACGCAAGATAGAGAAGTCCGTGAGTTCTTAACTCGCAGTGGTTCTATGTTGCGCGAACACCATACTGGTCAAAACAAATGGGACTCAGACTTTGGTGTTGCATCTCTAACAACTTTGTTTTATGGATGGGATGAAGGCAATGCTCTTATTGAGTTCCCTTCAACACATTCTTCTGAGGGTCTTAAGGCTCTCATTGAACAACTTGTGACATGGTATCCAGACTCACCTAAGTCACAAAAGACAGATACCGTCATGGCGTTTTGGTTCGCAGAACTTGGATGTCGTGACCGCTTGGCAAGTGCAACTAACTTTGCTAAAAACCATAACAGAATGGGCATGTTTCATACGCCGTATGACCGCTCAAAACAATACACCGTCAATCTTGACGAACTATACGCATAGAACAGGAGGCGAATGTGGCTCTATCTTTAGATGATATTAAAGATAACTATGACCGCTACCGCCAGCAATTCGCCGAGCGAGACAGCCGCATGGAAGCAGTGCTGCTTGTCCGTAAAGGTCGCATGCGTGATGTTTACCCAGACCTTTTCCCCGATGGTCCTTTTGAAAATCCTATCGTGGCAAATATGGTGGACATTGCAGCACGCGATTTATCAGAAGTAATTGCTCCACTACCAGCATTTAACTGCAACTCACCTACAATGGTGTCAGAAACTGCTCGTAAGAAAGCAGATAAGCGCGAAGAAATTGTTAACTCTTATGTTGACTTTTCTGATTTGCAAAGTCAAATGTTTACAGCCGCTGACCGCTATATTAGTTATGGTTTTGTTCCAGCACAAGTAGAGTTTGATTTAGAAGCAAAGATGCCACGCATCCGTTTCTTAGAAGCAGTTGGTTCTTATCCAATCATTGACCGCTTTGGAAATGTTAACGCTCTCTATCAGCGCACAATGAAGCCAGTATCTGAACTAATGGCTCTTTATCCAGAGTACGCTCACATCTTGTACGACAAGGATGAGCACAACTCAATGACATCTTTGTTAGAAGTTGTGCGTTACCACGACAAAGACCAAGATGTTTTATTTGTACCAACACGCAATAACCTTGTTATTGACCGTGCTAAAAATCCTATTGGCGAATGTATGGTCCGCGTTGTTATGCGCCCATCACTTGACTCACAGGCTCGTGGTCAATTCGATGATGTATTGCCAATCCAAGTAGCAAAGGCACGCTATGCACTTCTCTCACTTGAAGCAGCAACTAAAGCAGTTCAAGCACCAATGGTCGCACCACGAGATGTCTCAGACATTGCTCTTGGACCAGATGCTATTATTCGTACAGAACGACCTCAAGATGTCCGAAGAATTCCACTTGAGATACCAGCAGGTGCTTTTGCACAGCAACAGGTTCTTGAAGGAGAGTTGCGTTTAGGCTCTCGTTATCCTGAATCTCGTACAGGTAACATTGATGCTTCAATCGTTACAGGTCGTGGTGT